TTTTTATCATGAATAATTCAACTAAAATTAAACTGATTGCATTGGATCGTGAAGTTACCGTATCCGAGGAAACTTTCACGATTAAGGAATTGAAAGTTAAGTATCCTAAACAATGGCTACAATCTCGTAATGATTATCCTGTTTTTATTAATTCGTGTATGGATAAATGGATATCAGAACAGGTAAAATTACAGGTAGAATTACAGGTAGAATTGAAGTGGAATGTTGTTACTTTTGAGGTGGAATGATGGATGCGGAAGCATTAAAAAATTTAATAACCGAGTACGAGAATGCTACGGATTCAGGGTACAAGATGAGATTAGCTAATCAGATGAACGACATTATTAAAAAAGATATCTGGGAACTTCAAGGGAAAATTAGAGAGGAAATGATGTTGCGAATGCAAACAAAAACAGAACAATTAAATAATTTAATATCCCAAACAACGGGAGAAAATACCCAATATGGTTATTGGTATGTTGAGTTCAGAGGTCGGTCTGGGTGGTGGGCGGTTTCTGATATCCCTGTTAGTTTTGGAGAGAATGGAACATACCTCGGTAAGTCTTATATTGATGCTGTCAGGTCAATTAAAGATTTATTTCCAGAAAGAAAACCTTTGAATAGGGTGCTATAATAATGATGCACACTGATTAAAATTGGATGACGTTTGTTGTTTTCCGTATAAAATGTTAAAATATACAAAACTAAAAACAAAATATATGAACGTTCAAAATAAATTCAAATGTTTAAGCATAAAAACCCAATTAGAAAAAGAATGGGAGGCTCGATGGGAAGCTAGACAGATGAGTATGGCTAAAAACCCGATTGTAATTAAAAAAAACAACACCTAAATTATAAAAGTGATAATTACATCAGATGTAGCCAAAAACGTTTTTTCTGATTAAAAAATTTTAAAAAATTGGAGCAATGATAAAAGATGATATCTTTACCACAAGAAGGTGAGACATGGAGACATTACAAAAAAGGTGATTTATACAAGATAATTGGAATAGCTAAACAGGAGTCTGATAACTGTCCTGTAGTAGTTTACAAGTCGACAAAATCAGAAGAAATGTTTACTCGTCCCGTTAAAGAATTTATAGAAAAATTGGAAACAGGATATAGATTTAAAAAAATTGATAAATCGGTATGTGATTATCATTAAAAAATGTAAATTGATGCCGTGAAATCAATTAAAGAGTCGTTTCCAGAAAGAAAACCTTTGGTTTCGGCAATGGTTGATGATGAAATAGGGTGCTATAATAATGATGCACACTGATTAAAATTGGACAACACTAACCCGATGATTTATTAATTGTTGGGTTATTTTTATTGGTGAAGATATTGGGTTTGTATTATAATATAAATAGGCAACCCGCCAAAAGTTTTTGGCTTTTGAACGGGTCTAACCACAACTTACTTATACGGAGTAAACAATGGCTATTCTTGACATTACCACACAGAATGACACCTTAGTTGTCGATTCCCGATTGATTGCTGATGAACTGGGGATTCAACATAAGAACTTACTGCAAACAATCACAAAGTATTTAGACCGATTAGAACGAAAAACACCAGTCGCGTTTAAAACGGACGTGGTGAGACGCCCGCAGGGTGGGGCTTACGAAGTCTCTTACTGTTTCTTGAATGAAGCACAAGCAACACTTTTGATGACGTTTTCCCGAAACAGTGATCAGGTTTTGGATTGCAAAGAACGGTTAGTTGAGGCTTTCTCCCTTGCTAAGAATAACCACGTTCAGACCCCGCTTGCGTTACCACAAACCTATGCTCAGGCTTTGCTAGAGGCTGGACGATTGGCGTTAGAGGTAGAAAAGTTAGAGGCCGAGAAAGCACTGCTTGAGGAAGAAAACAATCAACTGTCCGAGGCTTTGGATGAACTTTTTGATTATTCGTCAATCATCAGGGTTGCCAAGTTCAATAAAGTTCATGAGTCTAACTTCAGTTGGCGACCTCTCAAAGCGATGAGTATTAAGATGGGGATAGAGATTAAACAAGTTCCCGACGCCCGGTACATGACGAAAAATATTTATAGTCACGATGTTTGGCGGATCGTTTATCCGTGGGTGAAGTTGCCAGAGACTACGACGTTAACGATTATCAGATAATCAAAAAAGAACCCTCTAAATATTTAGAGGGTTGATTTTAAAATAATTTATTACAATCCTTGCATTTCATTCGGCGGCGACCGTGTTCGGTGTAACCATATCTAACCAGCCTATGACTACCACACCGGGGGCAACCGTCACCAACAATCAGGGCTTTTGCAAAAAAAGACAGCCTAACACCTCTGATGGGTTGGCAGAATTGCGGACTAGCGCACCCGGAGCCAGGCAATCAGCCCGGTTCACTTTAACGGCGGCTGCTGCTACCAGTCCCGACACTATATAATAAGTGTCGGGAGACGCAGGGGGGAGTCCCTCAATCTCGCCATATTGAACGCTTTGGACTGGAATCCCTAGAATGGGTTCGGATTCTGTGTTGCCCATCGCCACACGGGGGATGATTCCCGATGGTGGCAGGGTGTGGAGGATCTCAACAGCCGAAGCTGTGAATTGCTTGGTTTTAGGATCTTGAGTCACCCCTTCTTTTGAACAGATGACGATTTGATGGGGAGTGGCGTTGATGATTTTCATGATTTTCTCCTAATAAAATAATGTGTCAATGCGACTGCAAGCGCAGTCATAGGCTGTGGCTTCTGTGGGGTAATCGTAGCCACTTGAAAAGATGATTACCCCGTCTTGGTAGATAAACCAGGCGTACTTCCCTGATTTATCTTTTATCTCGACTTCGTAGCCGAAATAATGGGTCATATTAGACAAGAGCGCGCTCCTTGTGTTGGCTGGCACAATCTTGAACTGTAGGACAGTAATCTGTCCAGTTGTAGCCTTCTAAATAGAAGGCAAAACCATCGGGTTGATCAGAATATTCCGATCCAAACCGTGCTTCGGCTTGGGCAATTTGCCCACCTTTACCCCATAGCTTCCAGACGGTCATACAATCCCTGGTGTTGTTGTCAACCGTTACCTCTAGGTTAGAGCAGTTAGTAAGTTTCAATAACTTACTAAGTTGCTCATTGATTTGATGTTTCTTCATTGCTTTAGCCTATGTAGTTAATAATCCCTTTCGGGAATGCGACCGCACGGAATCGAACCGTGCTAGGAGCTAACCTGAGATCGCTACTTTTAGTCTCTCCATGTCGGGAATTTAGCACCCCCAACAACCCCTGTTTTGGGGGTAACATGGGATAGCCTGTTGAACAGGTTGTGAAGCCCTCGAAACTTCACACTACCAGAGGCTTTTACCTCTGTCGCTGTAGTTTCCATAGCTTTTTGCCAACCCGAAACATCAGTGGGTGACATCGGCGCAACCCAAACGCCCACTTTCCCGTTTACAGGGTGCAGGACAACTGAATCCTTGAACTCATTGGGAAGTTCAACAGGACAACTTTCTACCTCCTTAAACAAAAGGTCAGAAGTAGATAGCTCTATAGCTAGAAACCAGTGTTTTGCCGTTAGGCAGTGAAGGTCGAAGTCAAACTTTACGACCTGTTTTTTATTCCGCTTAAAATCGGGGACTTGACCCCGATACAATACTGTTGTTACCGCGTCGTCTTCTCCGACGACAAATCCTTGAAAATCAACTGAATCAAAAAGGTTTTCTGGTTTTGTGAAAGTTGTCATTGTTTTTCCTCTCTGTTTTTAGCTGTGGCTTCCGTGGGGTAATCATAGTGAAAAGGTCATATCAGGTCACATTTTCCTACCATCTTGTTCCCGCAGGGGAAATCCGCGCAAACGGACTGGTAGGTGGGGTTTTTAGTCCCAAAGGCTTTTGTGACAATCCCCTGCCCATATACAGGGTGATTGACAATGTCCCCGATTTTTAATAACCCGTCGGCGGGTTTGTCTAAATTGTCAAGGTATTCTTTGACAATTTTGATAGCCTCTCCATAAAAATGCTCCCGTTGGTCTGTGTAGACCTTTTCGGTTTTTTCCGATGGCAAGTCTAAGACCGCCAAATCGGTCACAGAATATTCTGTGGTTTCTCCATAGCCCGTTTCGTAGGCAATGGTTGTGGCACTAGGAAATTTAGGCTTCCCTTCCACAGCTTCCCCGAATTGATTTACGGCAACCAAAGCCATATAAATGACTGTCACCTGATATTCGTCAGCCACAAAATGAGCTTTGGGGCCAGAAACTTCGCCCCATTGAGAATTACCGCCCCGCATCCCATCGGGGGACTCTTTACGACGGGCGGGAGACTGTGTTTTTTGATAACTCCCTTGGAGTTTTTGACAGGTAACAGTCTCCTGTTTTTCTTCCTGGGTGACAACCCATTCCAGTTTTGTCACCTTAACGGAGTTCGGTAACGGGATGACGTTACCAATGGAGTCACCATTATCTTTCCAGATGTTCCCTCTATCATCGACGTAATACCCCTTTGTAGGGAGTTTCAGGGCATCACGCCCTAGATCATTGTTCCATTTCCACGATGGGGTTTTAGTTGCGGTTTTAGTTGTGGTTGTCATGGCGTTTGTCCTCTCTGTGTGTTGGTTGTTGTTCTCTACATTTCTAATACTACACAAAATATCAACAGGTGTCAACAGGTAAAGCAAACTATTTTAGATTTTGTATCAGGGGGATACAAAACGACTGGTTTTTTGATATAATATATAGAGAAGAGACTACGACGTTAACGATTACCAAATAATTCTCGGTCTAAATTAAACTAAAAAGCCCTCCACGAGTTAAAAATGGAGGGCTTCTCTCTATCTGTATTTGTGATTTTTTCTAGCCTTGCGACTAGGACTATGCTCTCGATGTTTTTTGCAATATCCCGAACGGTTTTGAGTGGAAAGTGGGATATTACACACCTGGCATTTCTTAATCAGGAAATCGACCTTGGAGAATTTCCAGATCCTCCTTTGTGTCTTCAAAGCAATGTTCAACTTTGAAGACTTCCTTGTGATAATCCGTTAACTCCCCATAGCACGGGCTATCACAAAACTTGACTGCATCTTCAAAAGTCCATTTCCCCATGCGTTTCTCGCGGCTTCCCATTCTTTCGGATGTATGTTCACGGACTGACGGCCCCCCATAGCCACCACTCGCTCCTGTCACAAAACAGGCGACCGAGTTGGCGAAAGCTGCATGATGTTGATTGGGTGATTCGGGGTGTTTTTGTTTCCCCAATTCAAACGCTTGTTTTAAGATTTCCGAGTAATTATCAATATTCATGGTGGTTTCCTTTGTTAATTGAATTTGCGGAGTAAATAGGCTGCAAGAATGCCGCATCCGATACCAAGGAGGGATTCGAGAATGATTGAAATGATTTGTTGAGTTTCCATAGTTTTGTCCTTTTTAGTCTGTCATCTGTACAACGGGGCTAATCCCAATCTGCAATGGTTAGCCCCGTTTTGACTACCATCTTTGAGCGGAGTGAAAATTATAAAGATTCGCGTCGCCCAATGTCCGTAAAATAGACGTTCTTAATGCTGATGGGGGTTCACTATTTCGATACCCGTAGAACTGTTGGCAACCATAGAATTTCCCGCTAGGAGTCATCTCAATTGTATGAGTCACCCGCCCCTGCTCCCGAACTGCAAGGATGATAGAGCGACCGGAGTTAACAGCTTGACCATAGCCCCCGACACAGTGGCTCAACTGCTCACCCCATAGCTTGAGTTGGGCATTGCAGGTTGGGATTTCCAGTTCCCAACTACCATCAACAGCACAGAGTCCTTGAACCCGTTTAAAATCGGGGTTAACTTTTAGCTCATAGTCCGGTTGACGCCGGACATATTCTTTAGCCAAGGTTTCGTGAACGGTCAACCAACACCGCACCCGTCCCAATTCCGGTGCGCCTGTTCCGTCTTTATTAAGTTGATTCCACAAATAGCCCGCATCACGGACTAAATTGGAATCAACGTTATTTACTTCACCACGGACTTTAAAAGTCGTGGTTTGTAGCATCCGTAATGCCACTTCAGAAGATAGCGATTTCAAGAAGGGGATTGCATCCTCCTGAAACCCGATAACTAAATCTTCCTGAAGATTCAGGTATTTTTGCAACAGGTCGGCGTTGCCACTAACCAGCACCATCGCCCATTTACGGGGTGTGGGGGAGCTATTTTGAAATGCTTTGACCGTCGCTTTTCCTGTTGTACCGAATAGGTGTTCACAGGCTTTTGCAGGTGATAGAAAATCAATTAACCCCAGTAGTAGTTGGTCTTGGTTTTTTGACCATTTAAGGTCATTCCAGGGAAGTGCTTTATGGGGAAGTTCTAAAGCAACTTCTAAAAGGGTTTGGCAGTACGACTTGATTGCATAATCACGGGAATAGTTGTCCCGATAATTTTTGTAACCCATGATATAGGGCAATAATTGACCGAAGTTCATCTGTTCAAACTCGCGGAATTTCAACCAAAACTCACTTGTTAAATTCTGACGATTCCAATGTTGCCACTCATGGCCGTGAAAAAATGACCAACCTGCGCGGTCATCCCCCACGATTTCATCCCATGCAAATTTAGCTAACAGGCGAGATTTGACTGACATCCGTCCAACCCGTTCGGCAATCCCCTTGGGAAGATTGCCGCACCTTTTCCATGCACGGGCACAGTCACGAAGCCGCCAGATATTCCCGATCCGGTCGGAATGAACCTCAAAAGCATCAGCGTTAACCATTGCCTTTTTGACCCATAGCGGGAGCCGATTAAAGTTAGGGGTTGTGGCAATTGCTAAGACTTTTTCTTGACTTACTTGATAACAGCTACGCCAAGACCGTCCAGGGGTCATCACCTCTTTATAGAGGCTTAAAAACCGTTCTGCTTGCCAATCAAAGCGAATGCCAATATTTAAAAGTGTTTCAGCACAAGTATGAAATCGAGTTGCCTCAACTTCGTGGTTATAGTAGCGAACGTGCGATGAGAATGTCCATCCACCTTCAGTCAGATACTCGTCATAACCCAACCCACAGGCTTTTAAATCTTCAGTTCTGGATTTTGCCCAGTATCTTAACTCTTTGACAGCCGCCCAGTCTTTCTTTGTTTGAGCTAAATCAAATTCTTTATCACGGGTTGTGGCGTGGTAGCACTGCCAAGCTAGGTATTTAGCCCCTGGGGATTTCCCTTCCAATGACCGAAGAAAGTTATCA